GGAAGAAGAAATTCCTGATGTTCCTTTCGAAGTATTCGATATAGGTCTGCTGCTTGCCGGACATGGTGAGAATGGGATTGCCGTTGCCGTCGACGGCCACCTCGTCCCATTTACCGGCTAGCTGCGGAAATAGTTCCCGGATAACCCGCTTGGTTTTGTGGGTGGCCAACGAAGCGACATCCTCGAACAATGCCTCGTATGCCTCGGTAAGCGCGTGGCACATCCGGTAATTTTCCGGTATTTCGGATAATATGTTATTCAGCACATCCATGGCGATTTCCTAGGCATCCTTGACCAATCTGACAGACAACGCCTCCGTCATACGCGGAGATGATTTAATAATGGCATTGTCCTGGGCAAAAACTTGCATAGCGTGTGCCCAACCTTCACTTCTATTATGGGATGACGACCACAGGTCGCAATACATTCCCGCATGCACCCCATGATGCTCTCTCACATGATAGCCACCGGGAAGTCTGCTATCAAACTCAGCAGTGACAGTCAACGGCTTTCTGCTGACGGTAAATGCCTTGAAGGTGTGGCCAGCCACTTCATAACCCCCGCAGTATTCAGCAAACTTGTCCCAATCCGCATCAGACGGCAAACGCCATCCATCACCGTACGATGCGGCCAGCATAGCGGCTTTCCACGTAAAGAATGTTTCGCCGTTCGCCTTGTATATTCCCTGCTCGGGATATTCACCGGGCATCTGCAGGTTGCTGGTCATCCATATCTGGTCGCCTACCTTTACCGAATCTTCATCGACTCGCTCGACCTTAACTTCCTTGGGTTCAATCGGGTCATCTTCTATTGAAAGTGTATCCGGGAAGGGGCCATCATAGTCCCGTGGCACACCATACAATCTACCCCATTCATAGGATTCACATATAGAGGTTCCAGCGAAGATGGTGTTAAAACCGCCGGCTACGGCCTGTCCAAAGGTACTGGCCTGTGGAATGTTGCCAAGTATTTCTGTCAATATGTCCATATGACTATCCCGTATCAATACATGCAGTTTATATGGGTAGCGCGGCTCGAGTTCCTGAATGCATAGGATTCCTGCATGCCATAAAAGGAAGGCGATGGATTTTCACAGCCTTTTATGCTATTTATCATTTGGGTTATAGGTACATACAACATTGTACCCGTACTGTTCAACGTCAAATCCAAGTTTTTTGGCGAGTCCAATCATCGCCACGTTACTCCTCTGTGTATGCAACGCCAGACCATTTGGCGAGTCATCCATACAACGTTTCAATAGTCTCGCCGCTATTCCGGTGCCACGCGCCTCCGGATTTACATATGCAAGAGAAAGGTAGTTTCTACCATCAGTAGTCTGGCGCGGCTTCTCTAGCATAAAGCATTGTTTCCCATCTATCGTGTATGTATGAATGGCATGTTTCCAGTGTTTAATGTACATGTCGACATAAACACGGTATGTATTGGCAATTTCATTTCTGTCAATTAGCCCAGCCTTGGATACATCATGGCAGGCCTGTACGACTGAACACAGCATCTCCTTGAATACATCATGGCAGGCCAGTACGACTGAACGCACCATCTCATCTCGTGTGCATTCCCTAATCGGCATATCGGCTAGAGATGACTCAAGTATTGCGATGTAACCCGCTACCAGCGATTCTCGAAGCGGTTTCGATTCAATGTCCATAAGCGTATCGTACAAATATTCCATCATGCCGCTCCGACGGTTCCTCCTTCGCCACCCCCGGCATAACCGACGTCCGTCCCCTGGTAGTTCAGCGGGTTGGTAATCGTGTACCCGCAGCGCATGGGCATGGCCGAATTTGGAACGCCCATGAACAGGCGGTCCTGCTGGTTCTTCTTGCCGTTCTTCTTCAGTTCCTCGTTCACCGTGCCGTTGTACTTCCCGAAGTTGGCCGGAACCGGCGTCCCGGCCGTCCTTCCGTGCAGCAACGCGCCGTTCAGCTTCGCCTTCTGGAACTGGGCAAAATCCGGGACGGTCCAGTGTTCATTCGCTGTCTCGACCCCGATGTCGCGCGTAGCGCCGGAGTTGATGATTGTGTTCACCTGGGCAGGACACACATCCGGCTGGTTGGTGCCGGAAGCGGCATGCGGGACTATGTGCATCATCCCCTTGTAGTCTATCGCGGGTGTCTGCCGGGTAGCCGACTTCGGCATGAACTGTTCCGGGAATATGGACTGATACGTCCTGGCCGCTTCCAGGAGCTCGGGGCATCCGGTCTTGTCGTACAGCCCCTTGATGAACCCCATGACTACGTTAGGCTGGCGTTCCTGCATTGGGGTCCTCCGGCTGGTCCTGGGAAGCTATCGCCAGCGTGTCCCGCAAGGTGTCCACCTGCTGTTCGGCGGTCTGCTTGAGCTCGTTCAGCTTGTTCTGCTCGTCCTCCACTGCCTTGGCGGTGGCCTGGGCCGTAGTGAGCTGCGCCGGGATGCTCTTGGCCGCCTCACTGTTGACTACGTTCCCGGCGTCAACGGGAACCAACTCGTTCTCGTCGACTTCGGTACTGAGCGACGACTCGAACAGCCTAGCGCAAGCCATCCGGACGCTTTCCTGCATGCGCCCCGTGCGGTCGGTGCAATCCTTTACAATATAATCGGCAATGGTCATATCGTTCCTCGGGCTAATACAACCAGTTTATGCACATGCAAAAAAGACGGCGCTACGCGCCGCCAGTTCTTTTGTCGCTGCAATCAGTTGAACACGGTGAACAGTATCATCGCCACGGACATCGCCATCCCGCCGACACCGCATATCACGGCTCGTTTCGCCCACCGGATGCATGAGGCGTTGTCATTTACTAGCGTGGCTATCTGTTCAGTAATCCCAGAAAACCGACGTTCATCGTAGTCATCCATACTCATTTCCTTGCTCTCCCTTTCACGGATGAACTCGGCGAGCCTCGCGGAATCCTCCTTGGCATTCGCTTCCAGGGCGTTTGTCCTCCCGGCCAGCTTGCCCACGGCATCGTTGGTCTTCACTAGCATGCCGGACATTTGGTTAATCGTGTTCGCCATCAGCTGGACCACCCGGAGCGATGCGGGAGCATTGAGCTCCTCCCCATGATGGCCTGTTATCTGCCGACGGAAGTCTTGGTCGAGACCGGTGACCGATGCAGACGTCGTATCTCCGTCTCCCACCTTTATATCCCCCTCCTCGCATTCGCCATCTGTCGAGGAAAGATACTTCGTCATGTCGGCGCCAAACGACTCGAACGATTCCCAACGTTCGATAATGCTACTGACGAGGTGCTCCATCTCATCCCTGCTGCTGGGGAGGATATCGGCATCGGATGGCATCGACAACTCCTTCTCCAGGTCCGAAATCTCGTCGTTGATGAAATCGTCCGTAATCTCGTCCTGCGTCATGCGCACCATTTCCACCAGGGTAAGGCCGTCGAACGCATCATCGGCCCGCGGAGGCCGAGCCCACACGGATGGGCCAGGCTTCCACCCTCTGAACGATGGAAGCGCTGCCGGGGCTTCTTCCGGCGAACAGTCGGTGACGACGAATATGCGGGATATGCATTCTTCCGCTATGACGGATTTGTACTCGTTCCCTCCGGCGAACACCGTCACGCGAATAGTGTCGCTTTCACTGGCAATCCGTTTGGCCAGCGCCTTGACAAGCCACCCGCCATCGATAGGTACTACGGTCGGGCACAGGGACAACAATCCCGGATTGCCCCCGTTCTTGAACATGTGCATAGTGAGGAGGGAGACCGTCCCGTAAAACAGGGAGACAATCGGGTCGACGCTCCATATTGCCGGAATCTCAAATATATTTTCCGTCGAAAACTCATGCGTCGCCGAGTCGTATTTCAAAATTGCCGTCACTTCTGACATCTGGCTGCTCCAAATGATATGTAATTGAGTTGGAATTCGTTGATTGTGCCGTCATTTCCCGGGTTCACAGTACACGCCGGGAAACACTGCATGTCGCCCGTCTCGAAAGCCTTACACAGGAAGTCCCGTGCACGGTCGTCCGTCACCTCGAAGATTACCGCCGTACTATCGCCCGCCATAGCGGTTTTGACAGATTCGGCTACCGGGGAAACATTCATTTCCATGGGAAAAATCCTGCCCAAGAGTGCCGAACCGTGGCGGATACCGTCCGTAGCCTTCCTGAGCGCCTCTTCCGTGTACACGACGTGGTTGCGGTACGGTACTCCCGCCTCCATCAACGGGACGGCAATCCTAGTGACTGTCTTCGTGCTTCTTGGCATCCGCCCTCCACGATACCAGCAGGTCATTCATGCCAAGCAACTCCATCGAGCGCTCGAGCGCCAGACGACGGCGGCTCCAGTAGTCCGTGGAGGCCTTCATGAGAACGAGCCGGACTTCCGGACCGGTCTCGGGGGACCTGATTACCTTCTGGGCATTCGCGTACATGGTACTGCACAACGTCCACTCGTGGTGAATCTTCTCCGGGTCGCCGAGAAGAACGTTATATAGTTCGCGCTGCTCGTCGGTAAACGACTTCTTGATGGCCTCCAGCTTCTTCAAGTCCATGCTAGAACACGCTCCCCTGGTCTATGAGACCGAGTTCCTTGGCCCGCGCCTCCATCATCTGGTCAATTTCCCGGGAGAAATCCTTCACGGGGAACAGCTTCTGGGTCGGATTGTCGCTGGAGAACCAGCAGATGTAGCACTGCCCGATAGGAATTCCCGTAGCTTCCATGAACATCTTCTTGTACATGCAAATCTGCAACGAATACTTGTGGTAGTCGCAGTGCGAAATGTGCCCGAACGGGTCCTTGTACATGAAGCCTGATTCCAGGTCGAGCTTCTCGTTCGTCTTCCAGTCCCAAATCTGGAACTCGTTTGCCTTCTTGTTCCAGAAAATCTGGTCGATGATTCCGCACACCATGTACTTCGTCGAACCGACAATCTGCTCCGACGCCACCGGGATGAGCCTGCCGCGGATGGATTCGCGGAACGTGTTGACCTGCAGTATGATTCTGTTGTACCGGTCTACAATGGGGTCGGTCTCGTCGTCCGGGAACTCAGTCATTACGGCATGGCTGTCGTAGCGCCCGAACTTGTTCGCCATCACCGCTTCGAGATAGTGGTGAACCTCGTTTCCGAGAACCGTGGCGAGCTTCCCCTTGCGCTTCCACATGGCCTTCACTTCCTCCGCGGTCACGAGTTTCCCGGTCTGGTTGGTCATCTTCTCGGCAGTCTTCGGCGCCTGAGCATCTGCGTTGAACGGCTCCTCGAACCGCTGTATCAGTTTGTTCACGCCGAGCATCTTCTGGTTATCGAACATGAAGTTGCCCCACTTGGGGTCGGCCTTAATCATGCCGAAAGCGGATTCGATTCTTTCAAAGAATTCTTGCATTATTTCCTCGTTTAAAATACTATTGTACCACTGACCACTTGACCAGGTTGATAAACCTCGTACCCTTCCGGTAGCCTTCAGGGATTTCCGGGGAGGCGTTGAGTTGCGCCTCCAGCGTTTTGTCCCACAGCGTTTCGAGGGAATCCTTGATTGCATCCTCAAGCGTGCACCCTATGGCGGAGTCGATTATCATATCGGGCTTGGTGCTCGGTATGAAGGAATCCGGGTAGTCCCGGATAAGGATGTCCTTCCATTTCTTGACGGTCTCCCGCGGAGCGTTGTATTCCGGGATAATCCTGGCTTCGGCGGCTTCCGGGTCTGTCCCGCTGAATCCTTTAATGTACGCCGGCACAAACGGTGCAAGTTCGTCAGGAATTTCCAGGTTGAGCTCGACAGAATACGGGGTCAGCGGCAGCATGAGTGGAGTATCCAGGTCGATACTCTTCAGCATGTACTGTACGGTAAACTTGTCTACCTTTATGTTGATACTTGCCATCCGATTACCCGCCCTTCGCGAGAGACTTCAACATCTTGGCCGTAATGGGGGATGTGGCCAGCATGGTATTGAACGAGTCTATCATGCCGTTAAAGCGCTCGAGTGTAACAGGATGGGTTTCGAACATCCTAGGCTTCTTCACTTCCTGCTCGGTGGTGGCGTAATTGTGCTTACCAAACAACCACAGGTACCCGACGAACATGATTGCGGACGCAACTGCCCCGGCGAATCCATTCCCGATGGACTGGGTTACCGAGGACGAGAACATGTCGGCGCAGCGTTCGTCGTTTCGGGTAATGGAATTCTGGGAATTCCTGTTGATGCCGCCGCAGTGTCCAAGACATGCGTGACCCATCTCGTGGCCAATGATGGCGATTAGGGTGGCAAGGGCGTACATGCGCACCACCTCGTCCCGGCGGCCGTCCCGAGTCACCTTGAACTCGTCAAGGAACCGCTGCACGAAATCGCTCCCGGCCTCGTACGAGGTCAGGCGTTCGGTGGCCATCTTCAGCATGGCCTTGGCCTCGCGGAGATTCTTGGTCCGGTCAATATACTCGCATACATGGGCAAGGACTGTAACCCAGCGGAGCATCCCGGTGCTGACCTCAATCAAGTGCGTGTATTCGCCCCAGTCGACCGGTTCCGGATATGTCGTCCGAAGGGTCTTGCGCCACTTGTCGTTCAGGGCGAGCATATAGGCGTTCACCTCGTCACCCTCGGCTACGGTAAGGAAAATACCTTCCGATACCTCCTTGTATGTCGGATTCTTAGATACGAACGGACACGCCCGGCATTGCTCGAACGCGTTCTCGCAGTCTTCCTCGGTTACAATATAGGACGTTCCTGGTTTATAAGGCATTTCTGTATCCCCTTTTCCTCAAGTGCAGCAATTACACGGCCGACAATATCCTTGGTTCTCGGCGCCCGCCCGATTGCTTCCTTAATTTCTGGCGTTGTCCTGATTCGGTTCCAGACGGCCCATTCCTTGTCGGTCATGTCGCCTTTGTCGACATTCCTTACGCCGAATCCACCATCCGTGAACGCCGGTATGACAACATAATCCCCGGCAAATTCTTCAATCTTCGCGTTCATAGCAAGTCCTTTTTCATAAATATAGCACAAAACTATTTAAAACGTACCGTCACGGCGGATATAAACTTGCAAAAAAGTGAATTTTGGTCGTATGTATACACTGGATGACATAAAGGCGATGTGCGGAGATGGCGATTGCTTCCTCGCGGAAACACTGCTGGGCGGTCTAGCAGCGATATGCGAAAGCACCAATAATACGCCCGTCAAGGACAAACCAGTGAAGCAGTGCACTGACGCATGCGTCCGTAAGTCGGTACAGGCCTTGGTAAAGGAGCAGTTTAATCGCGGTATTCTCGGTACGAATGACCTAAATGACGCCAAGGAAAACTACTCGCGACTAATAGACTCCATGCTGCGAAAACCGCATAGTGCATACACCATTGACGGAAAGCAATGCTTCTTCTGCTTTCCGGTGGACCAAGGAAAGGCCAGCTACCTGGCGTTCGCATTCGTCAACCCGGCCGGCAGGGGTACAGGTGCAGGCAAACGCCTGCTGAACACATGTATATCCCAGGCCCCCGGGCACTGTCTTATATTAGATACCCACGAGAAAAACACGGAGATGCGCAGGTGCGCCGAAGCGTGCGGCATGATTGCCGTACAGCCGAGCTCCATCGGGATGCCAAATAACCTCGGAATACTCCCGTACGTGACCAAGGAGTACGCCAACACGTTCGACGTACCGCAGGAGGGAATGAAATGAGTGAACTCTTCGACGATATCAGCAAGATGGATGCCGCCCGTACACTGTGCGAGGCAATCGGAAGCGACCCGGAAATCCCGGACCAGCAGCCTAAGCTCGACCCGAACAGGTTCAAGGCCTTCGCCAAGTCCCCGTCCGACATCGACGAGAACACCCTGCGCGACATAGCAGCAGTTATAGACGGCAAGACCGACATCACTCCGCCCCCGGACAATCACGTACCGGTGGCTACCCCAAGCACACTCGACAGGCTCCTCAACTCGGTCACCATCATCTACATCACCGACAAGGACTTCCCGGTGGCTGCCGCCAACCTGATAGACCCCACCCGCAAGGATTACCGCGGGGTCGTGCCCATCAGGTACTACAGCCTCCTCAGCGGCTATAACCTGGACGGCAGGGTCCAGCAGGAATTCTTCGCCGTTGCCGAGGAATACCGAAACCACGGCCTAGGCGAGGAGCTCCGCGCACAAATCAACGCGCTAGACACCCCGACATTCATAGTAGCCGACAGCACCGACATCGACTGCATCAAGGGCCTAGCCCGAAGCGGGTACCAGTTCATAGCCCAGCTGAACGACGAGACTGCCGAATACCCGGTGCAACTGTGGGTGGACAACGCGGGAACGACCGAATCTGCCCAAGTCAAAACGCCATAGTTTTATGGTATGATTACAAGAGTAAGGGACGACCAATATCTCAACATATTCGAAGTCGCTTGGCTATTCCTGACGGCCGAGTTAGTCATAGCCATGAACTGTCTCAAGCTGTACGACATCGAAACCGACGAATGGCATCTCAGGCGCATATTCTGGACCGTTGTCGGCATAGTGCTCTCCATTCCGCTAATAGGGGCACTGGCACTGTGCGCCGGTGCGTCATTCAAGTACCTGTGGTGATACGATGAGCCCCGAAGAACTTCTCGAAATGAACCCCAACCTAGCATCGGTGGCCGAGTATATGCAGTCGCATCCCGGAACCCCCGTTAGATTCTGGGAAAACGGCACGGTGGACATCACTCTACCGGCATCATCCCAGCTTGTTCCGTTCATCGAAAAGTTCGTCTGTCCCTCGTGCAATAATCCAACCGCCGGCCCGGAGCTTGAATCCGGAAGCCTGGACATCAAGGGGACGTTCCGCACGTGCTCGGCGTGCGGAATCCAGTTCTTCATTCACAATTCAGTTAAGTTCGGCGGTACTCACTAGTCTTCCGCAATCGATATGTTCGGCGAAGTTCTGTCCGGATACTGATACTTCGGCACCACCTGCCCGCTTACCTTCTTCGGGTAGTTGTACATTCCCCACAGTATGTCGTTCGAGCGTTCGCACGGGGCGCCTCCGGTGGCCGGACGCAGATTCTTCCTGACTGACCAGAAGTTGGCATGTGGAAGGTCACCCGTCGCCAGCTCCGGCTTAGACAGACCGAGGCCCCCTTTGTCGACAGGAAGATACGGTACCGCAATACGGCGTAGCGGGCCAGCCATGACTTCTCCAATCAATTCACTGTTGATGTGCTGTGGCTCGTATTCCTCGTAGAGGTGCTGGGTAGCGTCCCACCAATCGAATCCCCTGCACGGAGGGTCGACCCATACACGCTTTCCGTTGATGGTCCGTTCCAGTGCCCTCGCGCCATAAAGAGGTTCCAGGTATGCCACCGGAGCCTGACGATAGTCGGTACAGTACCATCGGCCGGCATCCTCGGAGAACGTGAACTTCATGTATACGCGAACGTAGCCATCCTGCACGTTATTCGCACTGGTGTAAGGAGGCTTGCTGCACCCGTGCGGAGCATTCGTCATCGCCGCCTCGCGGTCGAAAAACACTATGCGGTTCAGGTTCGGGTCACAGAACGAATTCGCTATCGCGAACGCATCCGCCACATACTGGGCGCGGAGGTCGGCATTGCACGCCGTATCGTTCCACGCCATGCGTGTCAGGTATTCGACACTTTTCTTCCTCACATCGTCGACATATAGCGAATCGGACACACGAATACGATATCCATCCCAGTTGCGCATGGGCAACCGGGCGCCGTAAGACGGCACGTAATCCTTCAAGAACATGGCCAGCGAAGATGCGACCGGCATAGCCGTCGCTATCACCTCGGGATATCCGTTCGCGCCGTATGCGGCGATGCGGCGATAATACCCGTAAGCGTCGGATGCTATGAATGCACACTGGTCGGTTGATACCCCGGTTGCTTCCTCGAACACATCGGGGTTACCGATGACCGGGACCGGGATTCCATCCGGCGAAACAATCTTGGTAAACGCATCAATCGTTTCCAGCCAACCGTTTCCGCCACGAAGTCCATGCGGTATCAGCAAATCATCCGCCACATCGGACATGTCTACATATTCCAGCTCGGCTGAGCGCATCAAGTCCTCGATGTTCAGCGTACTGTACATCCACCGGAGATTGGCCTCCCGGCAGGCATTCACCACACTATTCATCAGAGAGTACGCTTCCGTGCCAACCGTATCGGTTATTTCGCAGGGAACATCTTCGGTTCTCGTGGTCGTGTCGTACGACCCATAGCCATACGGATTCCCGTAATATGGCGAGTAATCCTCGGACACGCCATTACGTGGATACGGGTAACACTGCAGATTCACCGACCACGGGTCACCGCTAACATTCGACCCGGCACCGGCCACGAATTTGGGCAAGTGCCGAAGGCGTATCGCGTTTGCCATGTACTCGTAGTCGTTCCTCCACTGCATCTTGATAGTTGAACCGTAACTGTCGTAGTTGTTGATAGGATGCACCTTTGCCGGAGCATCCGGATTTTCCGGGTCTCGTTCGCCAGCAATGAGTTCCGGGTATCCCGCAAGAACCAGGTCGAACCCGCGGGAAACCCTGCCGTTACGGTAGTCGGACGCGAGCATCCCGGCGGCCTTCAATGCCTGCCGCACAGGCTGATGGGTCGAATCCGTGCTGTCGCCATCCACGTCGGTAATGGCCAGAACGGCACCTATCAGGGACAGCGAATCCGCCTGCGTTCCGGCGGCAGCCTCCAGTTCGGCGAGGTCCTTGCCCAGTTCCATCGGGTAGTCTTCCGGTCCGAGCCGGTCGGCATCGGTCAAAGTATTCACGCCCATGGGCTCCAGGATGTGCGACATGATACGGGAATTCATCCCGTAGACCCTTGCGAATATGCCACCCGTTCCGGCATCCGCATCCATGGTCATCATCTTGTCCATGTTGGCCATCTTGCGCCTGCCCGTAATTGCCCACGGGAACGTGTTCGTCGTGGTCGGGTATACCGTGGCCACAATCTGCCGCTGGTCATCCTTCGGGGTACCGTCGTACTCGTACAGGACCGCATAGCGGTTCACCTTGTGCCCGTTACACCTCGGGCACGTGGAACCTTCATTGGCCGGGTCCTCGCCCGTCCCATTGCACAGCGGGCACGGCGACTTGTTCGCGGAAAAGAACTTGTTAAATTCGTCAAGGGCTCCTTGCCCTCCCTTGCCCATGTCCGTGTCGAGCGCCCCGACCGGCACGACCGTGTTCGACGGCCCCATTTCAGAATGCCGTACCGCGTTCATTCCAATATGGGTCCGCGTATCATCCGGGACAGAACCGGCAGTGTTATTTTTTACGTAGGCCGCTCCGCATATGCTTCCATCCCATTCTTCCTTTCCATGGTTAGGTACCGTAACGGTAATGGAACGCCCGGTATCGTCGGTAATGCGAATAAGATTGCTGCTGGTCATATACCCGCGAAACGCGGTCATCTTTCTTGAGCCGTTAAACCTGGCCTTGAACCTGATATCCATCCCGTACAGTGTATCGCCATTCTCATCCAGGAACGGTGTATCAAGTTTGAAGTAGCTAGCCTCCCTGTCATCGGCCCTGAACTTCACCTTGGTATTGCTGAAGTCCCATGTCCCGCTGACGACATAGGCCCTCGGCTGGGACACGTAGGCATAATATGCGCTGAGATTCTTCTTGTCGTCGTCAGACGTGAATGCGTCTTCCGTAATGATTGGAAGGGATACGGTAACTTCGAATTCCTCCCCGTCGTTGACATCAATCGGTGCGGCAAGATGTATGAATGTCTTTTTGGCGATTATCGTATCCGCTGTGTATGTATCGCTTCCACTCTTCGGTTGGAACTCGTTGAATAGGCAGACATGGACCCGATTCATGAGATACGGGAAATCGGGGGAGTCATAATTATACCTCAACTGTCCGGTCATGCTATTGTTGACCTTTATACCAGGCAAGGACAGCGTAATGTTATTCTCCGAGTATTTGTTGGCAAAGGCGGATTCGTTGGATGCCACCGCCGAACTGTCCGCCGGAATTTTAAACGGCCAGTCCTGCGCCAGCGCTGGAACATTATTGCCTCCTACGGAGAATTCCCGCTCCGAGTCGCTAGAGAGCCCGAAGACCAGACGGTGCCGGATTTTTCCGGCCAACCGGTCTTCCTTATGAACGGCACGCGAACCAAAGGCGCACCCTTCCCCATAGCCGGTACCAAGTCCAAATCCGGGAATGCGAACGGCATTGTGGCCGACAGCGCCGGAAATGTCCACTTCGGCGCAATTAGCAAACCACTGCACGAAAGCCCCGGCGCTCCCGAGGTTACCGGATGTAGAAGACGGATGCAACGCATGGCGAATGAGGCCGGACAGTTTCCCGTCGACCCATTCGGCAACTTCAGTATCGCTGTAACCGTTGCTGTTATGACACTTGATTTCTTTCTTGTTCGTTATGTTGAAAAACCACATAAAGATGTCATCCGGTGGGTTACCTGGATAACTCCATGGGTCTGACATTTCAAAATAAATCTCTCCCGGAGACAACTGTTCGGGAACCGGCTGGATAACTTCCGACGGCCCACAATATTGTGCCCGGTTAAATTCTGTGCTACCGGAATCCACTTTCTTTACGGCCAACGGATACGGACTACCGTCAAGCGAAGACAGATATGGCCCAAACCAGTCATCGTGATGATAACATCTAATGCGTATCAGGGGAACGCGCACCGTTTTATCCGGATAGCTGATGTCATCATCCACCATAAGTACATTGTCAAAATGTTGTACGTAATTATCGACTCCTATCTGGCCACCGACATCGTAGCTGTAGCATCCGTCTGGGCACTCAAACGCTCCGCAACTATTCTTGCATTCAATGGGTTCAAATGTCCCATCGACATGAGCAATCTCGAGATATATGCGTGCAGCCGCGCAAACTCCGACCATCAAGTCAAGCGAGCATCCTTCATTACCGTGCGTAATTGATTCGTAATTGTACGCCTTCCGGGGAACATCACCGGAAGACAGTAAATAAATACCGCTCTCCTCGGATGATGTTTCATCGGCAACGGTCAAATAGTCCTTGCGGAGGTCCGGGTCGTCCCATTCGATGCACAATATCAGTTTCCCGGAATTTACCGAGCCCGTGAACGCCGGGATGGTTCCCGAGGATATTTCAATAGTGATTACGGAATGCTCCCCGTCGTGCACTATCGGATTGGCCGCGCTGTCATACGGGAACATCACGCCGTCGCCTACCAGCCCAGTCGAGGCATAGTCGTCGCTCGTCGCGTTCTTGAATGCAAAACATTGGTTTTCCTCTATCGGAAGCAACCCGTTGACTATCACCTCGTACTTGCGGTAGCCGTCATGAAATTCCTTGGTCTCGATGGAAAGTACGGGAAATGCTATACAGTCAATGTCGAACATGTAGTATTTCCCGACTACCACGTATGATTTCAGGTATGCCTGTTCCGCCGTATCGTCCACCGGATACTTCACGAAACCGACAGTGTTCCCCGCCGGTTCCAGCGTAGTCCCGTCCTCCTTCATGAGGAACCCGATTGGCGACACCGGATATATCCCGTGTTCATCCGGGCGCATCTCTTCCGGAGTCAACGGTTTTCCCGTGACAAACTGCTGTATCGTGTATGCCTCACCGGGCTGCTCTTTGACGATATGTGGATTCATTGTAACCTGTCAACCACTAGTTGTTTTCTATCCTGTTTAGTCTGATGCGGTTCAAGTCCATGCCCCCGAACGGGTCCTGCATGAGCGGGAAACCTGCAGTCTGAACGCCGGTATACGGTTCCGACGTTCCGTAAGTATCGCCTTCCGCGTCGTTTCTCACGGTAGGGTCAACGAAACCCTTCGGTGAAAGGAACACGTGGTCCGGTACCTGATAGAAGTCGGAAACGAGCCATGTCTCGAGTTCCTCGGAATATTCGAACTTTGCCTTGATGAACACCGGACGGTTAGGAACGGCGATGTTCTCGGCCCATACGTAGAAGTTGGTTAGCCTGGCCATGCTGATTTTCGCTATCGGTTCAGCATTTTCGAGGTCGTCAGACACATCCGCGCTGTACACGTAGACCTGGGCCTTGTTAAGGATAAGGTCGGGACTTTCCGCTCCGTTCAGAGACGTGTCCGGCCAAATGCGGAACATGAACTCGAACGTCATGCCGTCCTGCGGCTTGACATATGCGGTCTCGCCGGCATCTCCCCGGACAAGGTCGTTTACCGGGAGATAGATTGCAAGCCCCCTATCCAGGTCCGGTCCGTCATAGTTGATGTAGTTCACCATCTTGGTTTCTTCATCGGCATGGTGGAAGACCATCTTCGCGGTATAGTCAACCGACGTAGAATAGTTCTTCCCGCGAGACCATATAGGCGCTTCCGAGGCTGGCCATGAGACATAGTTGGACGTGTCGAATACCTTCATACCGCGATGCGGTTCAGAAGTACCTTCCTTGACGGCGACATTGCCGACAACGCTAACCTTTCCCGGTTCTCCCGACCTGGAACGCGCGATGTAGCCACGGATGCTAGTCGAAGGAGAACGTCTCAGCACCGTGGACTGGTCAAAGTCAATCGCCGGAACGAAAGCTACAGGACCATACCAGTTCTCCGTGTCCACTTCTCCCGTTTCGCTGACCGGAACGAGAGAATCGGCATCGGCCGTCTTGTATGCCGGTTCCCCGGTGAACATGTATAGGGCGGCATCCCCAAAATCGGCATCCCTTGCATAGATGTAAAGCGAACCCTTGGAGAACACCTCGCCCGGCTCCATCAGTTCAATGGAAGTGGCGACCTGTTCCCATTCGCTGCCTGCGTCCCATGGGGCGACGGAATCCAGGCTTCCTCCCCTGAGCATGTACGCGTTTCCCAGTTTACCGGACACCACACGATACACCACTATTCCCGGGAAGGCCGCATACGTGCCCGCCTCGGTTGGTTTCCATGCGCGGACCATCTTGTGCGTATTTATCGCATTGAGCGCACCCCCTTCCGCAACCGTGTTGGTAGTCGCGACGATGGAGTAGGTGTTGCCGGAACCGCGGCGCAACCGGATGAAGTCGCCGGACGCGTACTCCCGGGAAGCCTCCGATTCCTCCTCGACATAGACTATGGCATCCTCGTACAGCGACCAGCGGTTCCCCGTCCTGGATTCCACGCCGAGCCGAAGCGTGGTCACGTCATCCTTCGTGGCAACCATCAATAGCTCGTTGTCAATGTCGAAAGCTCCTTCCGGCACATCCGTAGAACCCAGAATACTGGACGAGCCGCGGTACATGGCCCTTGAAGGGAACGTATAGTCGACGAAGAACGGATATTCGTCCGCCGCAAGGCGGACGGTGACGTTTGGGTTGTCAGTCGTGCTCCATGTCACCAGGCCGTTCATGATGGCCTTGTAGTTAGTGAGGGCCTTGGCGAGGTCGCTCGTGATGTGACCGAGGGCATTTATGTCACGCAGGTTCACCCTTCTTGTTTCGCACTCACCCATCTATGCAGTCTCCTTAATTGTCGTTGTCATAGTATTCAAGTATCGTCTTCAGCGTGTCGTAGTCAAGCGACTGCGCCCGGTAATTCTGTATCAGCGTCTGCCCGGCGAACGCATCGACCTCAGACCCGCGGAAAGCCTGGCCGGGTTCGAACAGGACCTCCCCAGACAGGTTATAGCGGATGTACTTGGCGGATTCGTATTGCGTCGTTATCGGTATATCGATAATCACCAGGCCTGTATCCATGGCGATGGCCTTGATATACGGCAGACGGGCAGAACCCTTTGCAGCGGCACCCGTATCCGGAGCGACGGCCTCGGGGAGCTTCACCTGTCCGTACGGTGTAGCAGCCATCATCGCGGAGCCGCGGCAGGAGTAGCTGCCGAACTGGCGCGGGACGAGTTCCACGTACGAATGGAATCCGATGTTTGCGGCCGTAAAATTGCTCGTGTCGGGCACGCAGCCCAGGAATACCGGCACCCTGATATGGGTATGCGGCACACCGCTACTGTATGTACGGAGGGCCGCCATGTTATTCCCGGGAACTACTTCGATGGCAAGATGCAGCATGTTACCGCACATTACATGCGACAGATTGATGCGGGCGTAGGTGTCGACGCTCGAATCTTCCCTCACGCCGTCACCGTCCACCGAGTATATCGCGAAGTTCCGTATCCACGGGGAATTCGCCGTGCCGGCATCATACACCGCACCGAATGCATACCCGCTCATGACTGACCAGTCATCTCCATGACGTCCCCGCGCGATGGGCATCTGCATCTTCCCGGTGTTGTCCAGGTAGAAGTCGCTCGCCCCGGCCGGCTTGACAAAGCCGACCTGCGACATGGCACCGGTGAACCACCTCCCGGAAAGCATGACATCGGACATGAGCGCAATAGGCTCGGTCCTGTAGTTGCCTGCCGTGTTGGAATTGCCGATACCGTCGTAACGGGACACCGTGACAAGAGGCCTGATTGAAGTGGCCGAAAGCGGGTCGGCATCCGGCACGGCGAGCGTGACGGAATGGAACTTCCCGGCCGAGTCCTTCACCGTGGAATTGAACACGTGGGAACCGGTTGCGTTCCAATCGCCTGGCTGCCCGGGTATGGAAGACCCGTTCCCGCTGGAGCTGGCATAGTAGAAACCGCTATGGCCCGCCGTGTTGGCGAACTTGATGTCGTCGGCCTTCCCGGTGTCCCCTCGACCGCCAGTGCGCTGTTCGAGGACGTGCGACCGGGACATGTCAGTGGCCGAAAGCGTCCCGAAGGTATCACCCTTCAAGAGCAGGCCCTTGAACCTCTGGCTGAGGTAGGCGCAGGTCTCGATGTTGATGCCGCGTCCCCTCGGGTTTGCGCTGTTCCTGATGTCGATGCCGTCCTCGGCATAAATTGCTATGCCATGGTCTTCCGGCCAGATTGCCCTGTGCTCGTCGAGGAACGTGTCGACCAGGTTGAGCTTCTCGGCGTTCGGGTCGCTCTGCCTGACATACGAGCCGCTAGCTATGACGGCCGTTCCCTCGACACTCTTCAGGATGGACGTGACGTAATCCTTGGTCGTTCCCGGAAGGTTCTTGTCGCCGACAGAGACAAACGAGACCGACTCCCCGCCGGGCCCGTACGCATGGAGCGAGGCATGTTCCGGGGAAACAAGCGCAAGCGACATCAGAGAATCGTCGTCCATAGAACCGGAGCGCATGAACGCCCCCTTGTACATCAGTGTCTTCTCCGCATCCGGAACTGGGTACAGGCCGGACGAAACGCCCATGTAGGACTGACCGTCCTCCAGCTTCATGTAGCTGTAGTTCGGGGAAACAAGCAGGCCATTTGCCCGGTACGCATCGAGGTCGTAGATGTACGAAGAACCGACACCGACTATGAAATTGGCGGCATCGTTCGGTACGTTCATGCTGCCAACAGCCGCCTGCCCGCGGCCTCGGGCTACCGTGTAATGGCCGAACGAGGCCGAGTCGGTACCCAGGTAATGACGCTCGGCAGACGGAACCCCGTTCTTGTTGTAGACGTTTAACGTACGGAGAGCGGAAACTATGCGGCCACCAACGAAAGCGCCGTATTTAGGCGCCTCGACCGGAATGGCCTCCTTCAAGGTAATTTCGTATGAATCCAGCACCTGCCCGACGACCGTCTCCCGGTAAACAGGGACAATGCCGGTAACCAGCGTGCCGAACTTCCTGTTGGCGTACCCGGCATCGTCGTTAGGGGCAACTGCGTTACCGTCCGGTCCGCGATACGACACGTCGTAGATGTAGACATAATCCCCGGCCTTTATGTCGAGAACGTCCGGGGTCAGCTCGGCGCCCGGCTTCGCGAACTTCGGCCGGCGTACCTCGGCAGCGCTCACCCGGATGACCTTGTAGTTCGCCGAGAGTGCGCTAGCCTCCTCCGGGATGGCCAGAACGCAAGTATTGGTCGATTCGACCCGGTACGCTTCGCAATCTACCTGCTTGGGGTCGGATGCCGGCGACGCCATGGTGAACCGGTAACTCCACGCCCCCGCAACTGTACCCGTGTTGGCGGCGAAAGACGAATCCCCGGCGGCAAGGGTTTGCTTGTTGCTGGCGAACGTGTCGTCGCCTATCGTGAAGTCTTTCTCTCCACCCGCGATGAACCCGCCGTCGCCGTACCCGGAACAGCGCGTTCCGAAAGTTAACGCCCGGTCAGCCACGGAAAGCGAATGGTCGCCGAACGCCGCGGCAATGTCGGCCAGCGCATAGCTCTCGGTACCCCAGCTCAGCGTGTTGTGACTGTCCCCGTAGTTTAGGAGCCGGTTTTCCGGGTCGGATATGTCACCCAGGGTGATGTGGTTCCCCGAAAGCAGAAGACGGTCCGTCGCCTCGATAGACCAGTTCTCGCCACCGGCAACGTATGATTCCCCATTGCCCGGAACACCCAGAATCTCGGCCCGGTGGTAACCCATCGGGAACAGGTACGTTTCGAACTGGCTGAACGACTTTGTCGACAGGTTCTCGTCGTACAGGGGGGTCCTCAGGTTCAACGGGATTGGCGCCGTGGAGGTTACGGCCTTCGGCGTCCCTGACGTGCGGATACGGTCAATCCAGTAGTCCCTGTCCGACTCGGATGTACGGCTGGAATTGGACTTGTCCATGTAAAGAATCTGAGCGTGCTTCACCAGCACGTCGGAGGCGAGCGTAGTGGTCTCGCCCGGCTTCCTCCACATCTCGTCGGCCATGGTGAGGAGCTTTCCAAATTCCACCGGGTCCGAGGGGAAGAACTCCTCCTCCCATTCCTGATAGAAGTTGTACAGGCGGTATATGTCCGCCCTGTCGAGCACTATGTCATGGCCGTACTTCGTAACCTTGTATCCGCTGGACGAGCCGGATGCTATACACGAGCGTATCAGCGCGTTAAGCACCTGCTGGGCGTTAGCGGTCAGCGCATCGATGCGCCGGGTCAAATCGTGTAGATGGTTCATATGGACAAATACCTGGGCCGTCAGTTTTCCGTAGTTTATGTATCGAGGGGCAAGCGAAAGGGCGGCTCCCGCCGCCCGTCGTTACATTATCTCGTCGTAGCCCGGAATCGTGTTCCCGAAATTCATGTGCGCGGGCATGCCACCGTAGCCTCCGTATCCGTACCCGGCGTCAATCATGTCAGGCGCCATCGGTTCGGCAGTAAGCAGGCTGGATGACTCGTCCTTCTGAATCTCCTCCTTCACGCGGAAGATAATCGAGCGGAGGTAATCCTTGTCGTATATCTTCGGGTCAATCCAGAGGTTGTGCTGCTTCGGCGAAGCTATCGTCACTAGCTTGTCGAGGCATTTCAGTGCATAGTCGTAAGAACCAATCTCGAAATTGTACCTGGCGCGGTAGAAATACCCCTCTCCACGGGTCGGGAATTCCTCGATGAGCTGCAGCGAGCGGACGCCGAGCTCGTTCAGGTCGGTACGGGTCATGACAATCAGAGCACATATCTGTTCAAGCGACTTGAGGCGGTCCTCGTTATGCTCCTGTGGGAAGCAGTCGACCGCCACCGTGTACCACTCGTAGGCGTGAGCGTAATCCTTCATGTCGCTGTACGAATTGCCGAAGTAGAACGCGGTCCTCTGCGTTCGCTCGACCTTCCATGCCTTCTCCAGCCCGCGGATATTCCGGACGATATCGCGCTCGGACTTGTAGTTCTCGAACATCAGCGACGTTTGAATGGTCGGTGCGCTAGTGTTCTTGTTGTATGCCAGTTCGTGAATGATACCCTTGAACCCGGCAGTCTCCCTCGGAAGTATCCTGAGGCGAGGAAACGACGTTGTCGGCGTGACCTTCGTCCTCATGCTGATGCTGGCCGTCGGGTACTTCACGACCAACTTGTCGAATAACGCCCTGGCATGCTTGCCGTCGAGCAGGATGTCGTTCACATCCACCCACATGACATAGTTGGACGTTGCCCGAGTGAACGCATAGCCCTTGGCCGCGCCGAAATCGAATATCCCGTCAGAATCATGGAACCGTCCACCTACCTTCTCGAAAAGCACCCGCTGCCTAGGATGCCTTTTCTGCCAGGCGTCTATCAGCTCGAGGGTCCCGTCAGTAGAGCCGGTGTCGATGATGACGTACTCGTTCGCCATCGGAAGCAGCGCGTCAAGACACCGGAGAATGCTTCCCTTGCCGTTCTTGACGACAAGGCATGCGCTCAGCGTAGCCATCGGCTAAACCTCCTGCCCGGCAACCGGTTCCCGGATGATGCCGTTCCCGTCGTTGAACATTGTATCCCAGACTTTCCAGGCGTTCATGCCCCTGATGTGGACGTCGCTCGGCAAAACAGGGTAAAGCTCGACCTCGATGTCCTCGTTCATGGTCTTTTTGCGCTCTTCCTCGAGCGCATTGTGCTTTTCGATGACTTCCTTGTATTTGGCGTCGATGTCGGCAAGTTTCTTGGAAATCTCGGCACGCTGCTCCGGGGAGCGTTTGTTGAGGTCAGTCACAGTGGCGATTCCGGCTTCCTGCAGCACTGCATCGTGCTCGATGGCGTACTTGTTCCATGCCGGGTCTTCCGGGAATGCCTGGGCATAGCTTTCGGCATACGTCTTGGCGACGCTGCGGTTCATGTAAATCTTGTACGCCACGGTGCCCGAGCAATCACCCTTGAATACCATGGCCGGCCTGGCCAAGATATTGTAGAGTTCAATGAGATAGCCGTGCTTCACCTTCATTTTCATGCAAAACCTCGCGATGAATAATTCCAGTGAAGTAAACTATATCAAAAGATGCCGAAACTAGCTATTATGGGAGGTCATATCAAGCAGATGCCCCTTGCGATAGTACGACAATTCCTTTCGTCAGGCCATCCGCGCTCAGCGGAACCATCTTCAAGTGCAGCGGAGCATGCAAAACTTCGCCCAATTCCACCTGGTGCGTACTGTCCGTTTCCAGGTAATCCGGAGCTACGAGCCCCGTTGATAGAATTCTGAATGGACCCGAGGATTTCACCCAGAATTCGTCGCCTATTTGCATACCATACGCCGTGTCGATGACCAGGTCAGTATATTCAGATGCCGCCGCGCTGTCTGCCCGTTCAATCGTATACACATAATTGGGGAGAGCGTTCAACTTTGCCGTGTATCCGTTAACCAGATTGTATTCCGTTGGCGATTGTGCAGATGGGTCAATGGTGACCGTACGATTCCATTGCTTATTAATCAGACCGTCTACACCAATTATACGATGCGTATCAGTGTAGATATTTTCGGGAACCCCGTACTGGACAATGTCATTGTACATATATTCATCTATGCACTGGTTCGAAGGTATGTGTTCCAGTCGCAACGGAATATCGCCTACATTGCTCAATACCCTCCCATCCGGAAGTCGGTAATTTACGGCCGACGCACGATAGATGCCATGCAGCATCACTGGTGCCATTACCTTAACTGCTTCCAGCTTTCTACTTGACCAGTAGTTCCACTCCATATCGTGTACACCCGGCTGTGTACTGTATTCGGTCGAAACTCCAGTAAACTTTACTAGCGCATTGTCATGCTTGTATAGAGTGCAATTCAGGTCAAGGAACACGTTCGTGTCAGTGATATTGGAACAATTTCGCAACTCGATAATCGGTTCCACCCGGTCGGCGAACTTGTGCGATGGTGGAGCATGCGATGTTCCCCCATTAAACGAATAGTAATTCGGCTTGTTCGTCGATAGCGATATTTTAAGCGAGTCAATGACTACGTCATATTTATAATTATTGCCAGTACCCATTTCACGGTGCCAATGATACCAGAATGACAATTCAACATCACTGAAACCATCCTTCAATGGTTGTCCTGGAGCAACAAGTTCCAGTTCAGTCGATTTCGTGTCCGGGTTAATGTACTCGAGTCCACCTTTGTAATACTCTGCCTCTACGGACACGGTATTATCATTTTCGTCAAACGTACCATTGGCGGGATTATCATTCGCCCATGATGCCTCCAGAACGGAGTTATGGTTCTTGTTGTACTGAATTGTCAACCTGAAAGCGCCGCCCCAAGGGTTCCCATTTGGGTCGCTCACTGTGTCGGTGTGAGCATCAATGTATGCCGAATAGATTGCGGTAACACCCGAATTACCATATCGGGTATCCTGCCCAAGACCTATATGCAAAGTTCCATCCATTTCTTGGGTCTCGGCCACAACCAACGGTTTACCGGCATGAGGTGAGTGAGCAACAAAATGATTCTGATTGTCCCTCAATGGATTGCGATACAGGCAAATGGGGCTGTTTTCCTCCGCGAATTCTGGGTCAACTGGATTATATTCGATAGTTCGTGGACCAGTGCCCTTTTCGGAAAGGTATAGAATGAACTTTTGGGTACTCGGCGCAATCGATACATTAGTCGCCCTTGTATTGGTATAGAGGGCCGCGTTGGACGCTCCCCACTGATTATCATTAATGGCGCCTTCGGTACCACCCAATTTCAGCAAACCATAACTGCCGGGCCGATAATAATCGATGTATTCACGCAGGAATTCACTTTCTACAGGGGTTCCCGCTTCAGCAGTCACAGCCTTCACGGGAATATGCCCGCCTAATGCCAAGCCACCCGTGAAAATGGTCGGTGCCGAATACGGCTGGCCGGCACAAATGGTCGTGTCAAGCGCGTTCGACAAGACATTGGACATTTGCTTCATGTAAGCACCACGTCCAAGCCATTTTCCCATATTATGTGAATCATTGTCACCGGCCACGGCCTCGTTTTGATACATATCACCCAGGAACACCAACGCATCATGCAATGGTTCCATGTAATAGGAATCATCCGATTCTTCCCCCACCAAACGTTTCGCCATCTCGTTCAACGGGAAAGTCGAGCCAATCCACACCACGTTATCCAACTCAGACGGATACGTGTACGCGGCATCGTCCACTATATCGGAATCACCAAAGTGTATAAAGGAATTCTTGAACTTAGTTGTCTTCCCAAGTTTCCCGGAATTGAACAGGAGCGACCCGTCCGCCCCGGAAACTTCCCACTTGTAGCAGTCACCGCCACCATGCATGACTATGCTGTTGGACACATCATTGTACGAGCCATGCCCGCTTATGATAAAACTGTACTGCGAATCCTTCACTGATATGCGCGGGACATATTCGGAATCGTCATCCGGTTCATCCTCGCCGCCCATCAGGAGCACGCTCCGGCTGGAAGAATCGATTGCACCGCGAAGCGTCATGTTGAGGGAATAGTCGCCGAGCGTAGCGTTTTCCTCGCCAACGGTCAATGAAGCTCGCCCGCATTCCCAACCCGGTGAAGTAATCCCGAGCTGCGGAACCCCGGCCGACATGTTGTCCAACGACAGTATATCCCGGACGGACCCCTCATCGCCCACGTCATCCACGAGATTTTTCAGACCGGTGCGGACGTTAAACTGATTCCCCTTGTTGACCCTGCTGCAGTCCCCCGTTCCCGACTTGGCGCGGGCCATGAGGTGGGCGACATCGATACCTATTCCAGTCACTGCCTCCGAAAGGCTCGCCGTGGCGAGGAGCTGGTTCTGGTACCAGGTAATCGCCTTGTTCTCCACCATGTTGTAATAGACTTCCGGGTTCACGCATATGCTCGTCTCGTCCTCGTGGAACGTTTCGAGATTCAGAACGAAATCCGTGCTGAACCAGTTCTGCCCAAACGACGCGTCGTCGGACATGGAAATCTCGTCGAGGCGCATTATGGCGAAAAGCTTCGGGTCGGCATCGGGCGATATTTCCACCTGGTAGTGGCTCGCTCGGCAGCCGGCATCACCTTCCTTGTAGAAGTGCCGGATGGCGGCCTTCACCGCATATATGCCGATTCGGTTGAACTTGAGGGAGTTCGGCCCGGGATTGGAGTAAATTTCGTCGCTGGAATTCCGGGCCGCGTTGTCCGCAGGAGCCTTGTATTCCAGTATTGAGTTATACGTCTGGATTTCCTGATACGCATCGCGAAGGTTGAGCTCGATATGGTACTTGATGCTCTTGGCGTTTCCACGGTCGCTGCCCTGGGCAATCACCGTTTCCGCATCGTTGGACCTGACGGACGTAGTACCGTCCGACTTCTTTGCCGGGCCAGAAGCCATCAACTCGTAGCTCGATATGGGGAACAGCTTCGTGACCCTGCTCATGTTGTGGCAGGATTCCTGCATGTTCATCCCGTATCCTTCCGAGGACACGAAGCCGTGCCTCTTGTTGAACTCGGACACGAGAGATAATTCATCCGGGTCGTCCAGGCAATCTTCCCCGTTATCCCGGGTAGTATTTGCCGGATAGTAACGCATGTCCGGGGTAACGAACGGCATCTCGTCCTTGTACGGCCAGTCGCTACCGCCATAATCGTTCTTATTGATGTAAATCAGCGGAGCGGGGCACGGGAGACCCGGACCGGTAGATTCCACGTCGGAATTGTTGTTTCCGTCGCCTAGCGTAACGCCGTCGTAGATATGGTATCCCTTCCTGACGTAGGCGGGGATTTCCGCACCGGAGCGGCCCATCGAGTTGTCGTCGGTCGTCCACGTGACCAGCCGGTTGTTACCGTTTTCCTGGTCGAAAACATACCTGAAATTGGAAGTCAGGTTACGGTCGTACAGGGTAATCCCGTTGAGCCCCATGTCGGAAATGGCGCTTCCGGCATTGAGCAGGTCGCCCTGCCACAAGTTGTAGATATAGTCACCGGCCTCGTTTCCGCCGACCAGGGTCGTCTTGGACGAATCCTCGGACGCGTCGTCTGGAGACGGCACATAGGCCAGGCCAAAGTACCCGACCCAGTAAACCTCGTCGCCCTGGAGGGTGTTGCTAGCGAGAATTTCCTTTCCCCAGTTAGTAAGAGTAATCCTGTTCATTCGGCGTTTCCGGCTAATTCCGTTCGAAAAACTAGTTTATATCGCCAAAGGGCCCCGGACAACACCCGGACCCCTAAAACGCGCAGTTGCTCAGTTCCGGGTCGCTCTCGTCAATTTCCAGGTTGCAACACCCGCTGGTGACGGCACCGCAGTCGTTCGACCCGGAAATCCCGGCGATTGCTATGCAGGAATTCACCTTCAGGTTGTCCACCACCCGGAACACGAAATCCCGGAAGACCACGTTTATCGGCTTGAACACCCTAATCTGTTCCCGAAGCCTCTCCACGTCGCTCTGCCTGACGGAGAACTGCGGAAGCCCGGCGACATTCGTGACCGCCATGTCTATGAAGGTCGTGGGGACCCAGTTTCCTGGCATCCCGCTCTCGGTACGGTATACAGCCTCATCCTGGCTGACAAGCTCCTTGTACGGGTTACGCGCATCAGTCCATAGCGTGATGACTTCCGAAATGACCCCGAACGTGTGCATGAGCATGTTCAGGCCGGTCTTCGTCCCGCCGAGGGAGTAGTAGTACGGCAGGCTGGCGACGGTTTCCCGTATTGCCTCTTCCCGTTCCCGTTTCGTCCTGTACAGGCTGCTCTCGGTAACGTCGTCACCTAGCGGGGTTATGTCGTAGCCAAGGAACCTGGCCAGGTACTCGATAAGGTCGTAGTCGATTACCCTCGCGTCGCGAAGATAGCAGAGCCTCTCAATCTTCTCCACGAGCGGATACTTCATCGATGGGACGCCCTTGAAGGACTTCGACATGTGTGTTCTAGGGGCGACATTGGAGAAATCCTCCCCGGAAGAATATTCGGCCATCGCGCCGCGCGTCGTATCCATCCCTTCGAGAGAAGGGAGGGCGAAGTTCGCCTTCGATATGCACCGGAACCCGGCCATGTACACGTCGCCATCGAACCCGGCAATATCCACATCGCTGTAGGTCTCGTACTTGTCCGGCGCCTCCCCGGAATCAACGTCGGTCCCGTCGTACTTACCGTTCGGATAGCTGTACACCCCGAGCGACCTAATCTTCATGGAGCGCTTCGCCCTCACGGGCTGCCATTCGGAACCCGAGACTACCTTCCATGTCTTGACCTCGCATGGGTTCTGCTGCGCGAGAGCCACCACTATATCCCCGGCACGGAACCGGTAAGCCGCCCCGTCCAGCGACGCGAGGGCCCTAGTGTATTCTCCCCGGAGAGAGCCGATATCGTCCATCGGGTCGGACAACACCACGCCACGGGCGATGGCCTTCCCGGTAAGCCCCGACACGGGCGAACCGTCCAAGTTTTCAAGCCGAACCCCGGTTGAGCCAGACAGGGCAGAAACCCGGTAACACCCGATTACCCCGGACATGCTGCCCGCGTTAGAACTGTCGACCTCTACTACCTTGGAATAGTCACCGGCAATCACGTAGTCGCCCTTGGACAATCCATGCGGAAACTCGGTAATCGCTATGCCGGTTTCGACATTTTCGGAAGACACCTTGTTGGATAGCGAGTAGGTCACCCGGTTGCTCACCTTGTCCCACTCGACTTCCTTGACGGCGAACGCATACCATCGTCCCTCGTTCAGATACATCTGGCCGCCGTTCACTCCGGCGCCCGGTGCCATCAGCTCTTCCGGGATGCGAACGGTGATGCGGAACACCCTCGGTGAAACCACCTGCGTAACGGTATGCCATCCGTTATACTGCGACGGGCTGACGTTACGGATTTTCACCATGGTACGCCCCTCGATGATACCGGCGTTATCGGCATTGAAATGAGGAATCATGTCCTTCAATCGCACCAACGCCTGGGAAGGCCCTTCCGGCTCGATGCTCTCGATTCGCAAGTCGTCGCCCAGTGCAAACTGCGGGTTCGTCAATGACACGTCACACAGATTTTCCTTGGATACGAGAACGGACGGAACGACAATGTCCTTGTCCTCGGTCTTTACCCACATTCCATCGGTAACATGGAACACACTATCTCCACAGGTGACGTAGTCCCCCGCCTTGATAGTTTTCGTTAGAACTAGCCGACCGCTGGTGTATTCATCGAAAAATTCCGGCGATACCGTTCCGTACAGGTCGGTTATCCCGACAGACCCCCGTACCACGTCGGTAACGGTAAATGCGTATGTCCCATAAGAATCGCCATCTGTCATGTCGGCATCCAGGTCGCATATACTCAGCTGGTCCCCCGTCTTGGCGACCACTACGCCCTCGGGTACAGCTACCCGTATCCCGTTCGTCGATTCACGGGACACCGATGTTATACCGGCCCTGTAGTCAGCCACGTATTCCACCTTCCCGGTAGCGGTAATCGGTTCATACCTGGACGTCACTCCCGTAACGGGTACCGCGGTCGGGATGTCGAAGGAGAACGAATCCCCTCCATGAACGTCGACCGAGAAGTACCCGTTTATGTTGACAGTAGAATCCGGCGAGTTGAAACCGGAAACACGCACCAATGCGCCATCAACCAGTCCATGGCCCGCACTGTCTACGGTGACACGCCACGCGTTCCCCGTATATTCCACCGGAATAACGCCATGGTTGTCCACGTCTACCCGCTGATACGACACGCTCCCGTGCCTGACGACCGGGTATCCGATATGCCACGCTGCCTTCCGCCCTATAGTGGCGGTTACCACATCCATCGAGGTTTCCAGTCCATTTCCGCCATCAGAGAGCGCACAGCTGAAAATGTCCACTGAACCGTTGCGGTCTCGCCCGTTCATGTCCATCATCGTCCCGTAATTCAGGAATTCCCTGTGCTCCCACCCGTACTTGAGACGGTTCTCGACGACCTTCGTAATATAGAGCGGAGTAGTGGTAACGTCCATGTCGCCCGAATAGTCGACACCCTCGCCGAAACCCAACGCCTTTACCTGTCCATAGTACGGCATGAAACGGTTGTACGCGGTGCCGTATGACAACCGATACCCGGCAACCCTGTCCAGCCTGAACTCTCCCATCGCCGATGGCCGGTCACCGGTTACCGGCGTACAGCCAATTACACATGTGTACAGGTCGCCCCTCATCTGTCCGGGCTCGAGATAGAATACCAGGTCGTTGGGTGAATAGCTCTCCCCTACGGCAAATTTCCTCACCGGGCGGTCCTGGTTTCCGACCAACGCATAGGCTATGTTTCCCGATTTGTCGGTTATCCGGAAAATCCCCGTACTGAACACGTCGTACTTGTACCGGTCGCATACGGCATGCCAGTAGCCGGCATCATCCAGCGACGGTTCCGTCAAGCTGTCGGCATATCCCGTATCGGGTGCCGCCCGGAGGGTGGCGCAGGCATATATACCTTCCGGCAATTCCCGGTCCAGCTTAACCGCGTAAGTGGCCCCGTCGTACCCGGTTACTGTCGCGGCGACTACCGAGCCGTCCTCCCCATACCCGACGAGGAAGTACGCCCCCGTACCGGCCATGAACCCAAGCAGGTTGGATGTCGATGGTTCCAGCCACGTGCAGGAGCCGTCCGGGTCCACCCGCATGGCACCCACGTACCCGGTAGACAGCGTCACGCTGTCAGTCGAAGGGGCCCGGATTCCCGCGGCCATCGTGACCAGAGCCCCTCCGTTTCCGGTACGGGATATGCGGCGCACCTTGAGCAGGCCGTCCCACATAGTCCCACCGCAGAATAGCTCCGGCAATACCCCGTCCACCACCATGCGTTCCGCAACTTCAGACGGAACCTCGAACGAACGGCTGTCTCGCACTTCAACCGGAGTCTCGCCGATTATTCGGACACCCTCGGTTCCGGACGGTACGCACCTCTCGAACCGGGCCGACGTCCAGTCAATAATGGAAGAGTCGGTGACCTTCCAGGTTATCAGCGGGCGGCTCGTCTCGTAATCCGGTATTCCCCTGTTGAAATACAAAGGAAACGCTACGAGGAATGTATTTGCCTTGTCAAGCGTATCGGAATAGTCACACCATGTAGCTCTTGCCCTGACCGTATAACCACCATCCGACGTGGCCGAACCAATCTGCACAAACTCGCCAACGCAGCGTCCCGAATTCCGCTCTATCGCATACAGCCGTCCCCCGTCGACTTGCGGGATGGCCATCGCCGTGGAGAACACCCACGTACCAGTATTCGCGTTGAACGTGCCGTCGCTAGACAATGCGTACCTGACGGATTTCAGTGAAAGCGTAGGGTCTTCCGGCATCTCGCCCATTCCGATTCCATCCAGAGGAACCAGCTTGGCCGAAGACGTATCCTTCAGGTAGAAAATTCCGGTCGGGAAACCATTCTTCCAAGCCCATCCCGTCTGCCCATAGAACGACAACGATGTATAGTACCTGTCCCTCGGCGTGTACGTCATCCCATAATAGTCCACGACCAGCGAATCCTCGCTGCCATCTACCTCGTCAGCGTCAAACGTGACGGTCTGCACTGCAGGGGCACTGGAAACCTCGCTAACCCGAGCCGTGAAGAACACCTCGTAGTACGTAGTCCCTGAAATTTCCTTGCCGAACCTCTTGCCCACCGAGGATATGTCCGACACCCGGAACGAAATCATGCGGCCCTCGCTGTTGTCCGTGTCCGTAAACGGGTCCTGGGTGGTCCCTTCCGGGTCAAGCACCAGCGAACCGCGTGCCTTGCAGAGGTAGTACGACTTCACCACCGCAGGTTCCATCGACCGATACCGGACGAACACCACGTCGCCGTCATCCAGGTCCAGCACGCGGCGGTCTATCGAGCCGACACGCTCTATCTCTTCCTTGACCTCCGGATATTCCACCTCGACGTAATACGGGCTGCGGCCGGTATCCTTGCCGAGCACCACATTGGACTTCACGTTGGCCCGGGGGACGGAAAGGTAATACACCCGCTCATCCCTGCTGTCCGCCAGGGAGAACATTGCCCGCATCTGCTCCAGCTTCCGCATGGCGCGGTCAACCTTCGGTTCCGCCACGCACAGCTTGAACTCGAACTCTTCCACGTCCTCTATGTTACGGTAGGCGTCATTGATGTAGTCGCTCATCACCTGAAGCAGGGCGACTACGTCGGGCTCTTCTTGGAGAAAATCCGGTATGTACTCGACAAAATCCGCATAGCGGAACTGGCCGCGGTCGTTGAGCGGTACGAAATTCATTAGTTAACCGTCCCCGTAAGAAGTGAAGTGCTCTGTGCTACCGTCAGAGTGATGAGCTCGTTCGGTATGTTGAACTGGACAATCTCGTTGTCGTTGCTGTATTCCGTGACGTTTCCCGTCTCCGGGTTAATCAGGGAAGCGGTAGCCATCGCGCCAAGTACCCGGCGAATCAGCTTGATGTAGTCCATCCCGTACTTCATGAAGTCAAACAGGACGGAACCGTTGACTTCCGCCAAGTCGGCAATGTCGCCCGTGTCCTTGAACGACATGGAATCCTTCTGCATGTCCCATGTTTTCAGCGCCTGCAATACCGCCCTGTAATATCCGCCGTCCCCGTCTCCGCTGTCGTAGGCAGCGTCCATCCTGGCCTTAATCGGATAATAGATTTCCTGCATCAGCCGGTCCCATACGAAGGCGGCAAACCGGTCGATGAGCCTGTCGGAAATCTTCCCCTCGGATACCTTCGGCGCCACGCTAAGCCTATAATACTCGGAAATCGCCGACTGCATCTCTCCCTGGTCCCTCATATCGAACGTCGTCTGTTTCGCCTCTCCCCGGTACGCGCACCTGAGAGTGAACGACATGCCGCTCATCCCCGCGGTTCCCGGGTTGCAGTAAGCCGAGGTTATCTCGCCCATCCACGGGTAGGCTGCCAGGTCAATGTCAGCAAACGCGCTGTCCGCCGGCTGGAACACCACGTCCACCCCCGCGACCTCCTTCATGCTGTGCACGAGGGAAGCAATCTTGGAGTGGTAAATCGGGGTGCCGAACTCGGTGTTTTCCTTCAAATACTTGTAGACCACGTTCTTTATACGTTCTCGGATGTCGGTAAAGTTATTGCCCTTGAACAGTACCACGTTCATCCGCATCTCCATGTTGTGTACCGACGGGTAAACGTAGTTGTGGAATCCTCCGCCCAGCGTAAGCATGCCCCTCCGGTTGAGAGCAACCATTATGCTGTACAGCTCGGAACCCTCCACGACGAAGTCCAGCGGGGTAAGGAACGCGGAAAATACGGTAGTGTCCAGTGCGACGGCCGGGAAATGGCTCGATATCGAAGCCATCAAGTCGCGGGCCATCCCGGAAATATCAGCATCGCTCACCGGAGAGATGCCGTGGCCTTTCAGGGTGGCCTCCAGCGCCGCGGGAAGGTCGGCCCTTACCGCCTCGACAATGGCGGAACCGTCGGGAACGGTACCGTCGTTCGGGTCCTGGAAGTCATATAGCCAGTTGTACATCAACCCGTTCACCTTGTACCCTTCCAGCAGGTACTCGTCCTCGCTGGTCGGATAATACTTGTCGTCCTTCTTCCGGTAGAGGTCCTTCAGCGCACTGAAACGGACCTGGTTCATGTACTTTACGTTAATCCCGCCGTTCAGCAGCTTCGTATTCAGTACGTCCTCGCCGTAGGCTGTAGCGTACTTGACATCGGAATACCGTCGGAGGAAAATCTTGTACGCCTCGCGCCCCACGAGCCGGTCCAGCGAGTTGAAAATGCCAGGCGCGTTGTTCTTGATTGAGTCGGACGACTCTATGTTGAGGCCGCCACGTATGTCGGACGTCAGACATATGTTAATGTCGTTCAGGGTGACGTCGGTCTCCTGCCCGTCGCGCGTCGTGATGGTTATCCCGGCTCCCGCCGTGGAAAGCGCCGTACCAAACACGCCGAGCATGTTGCCCGCCTCTCCCTTGGTGGAGAAATACGTGACCTCGATGTTTCCGAACGGTATGGCCGATTTCAGCCCGTCGCCGAAACGCAGCGCAACCGAACCGTCGTTCGCCGTCTCGACCAGAACGGTGTAATTTCGCGTATAGTTGTTCTGCTTGCTCGGCGAGAACACCATTACCTCGGGCTCGGTGAGCCCCGGGTCCTCCAGTCCCCTACGGGAAACCCTCCAGTAGAGCTTGTCATCGATTACCACATCCGGGTCAATATTGTCCATGAGTGTGGCGTCAGACGTGACCGTGGTAAAACATGCGGGTCGGTGGGCGATGTTGCCGTCGTCGGAGAAGTTCGGGTCGTTTTCGCCGAAATAATCGGCAAACGAACGGTCAGTTATGTAGAACACCTGGTTCTGCTTGCCGTTGGATACGAGCACCTCCGTTTTCGCCTGGCCTTCCGCAAGGACATTGGTCCCGCTAGAGAGCTCCATCAGGCCTGTACGGGAAGTATCCGCGTCATAATCGTAGACGAACTCCATGTCGGCCAGTGATGTAAGCGTGGAACCGGCCATCGTGAACACGGTTCCCTTCGGGATGAACACCTTCAATGTAGCATGTTCCCGGATTTCGGCGATGCGGATGCCTATCGAGCACTTGGCGGGAACCGGGCGCCGGACGCTGTACCCTAGAGAGCGGGAGCCGGAGAATATGGGCCCGCGGGCAAAAGCACTTTCGAGCCATGCGTTCTGGAAGCCGGACTCTATCCAGTTCGCGGTCAGGTCCCCCCATGCCGCGAACAGCTCCAGCATCATCTTACCGTACGAGGCGTCCCCCATGTCAGCCATCGGGCCCTCGCTGGCCCGGACGATGCTCATCATGTGGGACCTGATTTCGTCGAACGATATGTTAGTGTACTTCCGTGCGCTTGAAGCCATCTCGGTATCCTCTGCAATTATCGGTAGTTTATACCGTACCGGCACCCTCCGGGGTATAAACTACATCCCAGAGGTTGCAGCTGTGCCGTCAATTCCGTTAGAGATAAAGGGGTACGTGAGAGCCCGACACGTCATCGTGCCGGAATTCAGCGTGCAAACAAATGTTTCCAAACCTTTACAAAACGACAAGTTGTCCGGCTACATCGACCGTACGCCGAAGTCACACTACAACAACCCTGACTTCGAGCAGACCACGCGCCTCGGATACGGAAGCTTCTTCCGTAACGAAAACGCATTCCACGCGCAAAAGAAGTACAAGGACCTAACCTACGACCTCGTGCGTAACCACGCTCCGAAGTTCCTATATTACACGACCACTTTCGACACGTCGGCGAACCCCCTGACGAAGGAAGACAACACCAGGACAATCGACCGGGTATTTGTCCTTCCCGCCCTCCTCACATTCACACCGCAGAACGAAATATACCAGCACTGGGGAATCCAGTTCACCGACAAGACCGAGGTATTCATCCACATGGGCCTGTTCCTCGAAAAAAACTACAGGAGCCTCATGGACAACGGGATAAAGCCACTCTGCGACCCGGGACTCCACGACCCCGAATGGTCCCAGCGCGGTTATTCACGATTCGTATACCACGGGTTCACTGCCGAACAGATATTCCCCAAAGCAGGCGACCTGATGAAGCTGGAATACAACAACATCCTATATTCCATCAGCTCCATCACTGACGAAAACCCCGACTACGAGTACATGTACCACAAATACTGGTGGAAGGCGTACCTGGAAGTCGCCACCGACAATGGGCAGAACGTATCAGAGGCGGTCAAGGCCGACCCGATTCAGCAGCACTTCATCGACAACCTGTTTGGCTCCACCTCGCTCGGTAACGCCACCGACGGGGATGCCACCAAGGTTACCCCGACCGGCTCGGGAAACCCGCTCGCCCTCGACAAGGATACGATTCAGAAGCTCAAAGAAGACGTGCTCTATCGGCCGCCCGAGGTCGACGACTGTGTCAAGGACGTATCGGCCGACCCCAACGCCCACCCATGCGGAGAACTGTTCGGTAAGTGGTGATATCGACAAATTACTATATTTGTCGTATGAAAACCGAGACCATCATTTCAATAGACACCGAAACCGGCGGACTCTTCGCCAGCAAAAACCCGCTTCTCCAGGTCGGGATGGGCATCTACACGTTCAACCCGGAAACCCTGAAGGCATCCACCGTTTGCGAACGCGAATGGACCCTCAAGCCGAGCCAGTTCCCCGGTACCGTAGTCGACCCGCAAGCACTCGTCGTCAACAAGCTCGACATGGCAAAACTCGAAGCGGAGGGCCTCGACACGGCGACAGTGTCCGAGGAAATCATGAAGCTAATCTCCGAGCAGACAACCGGATGGATATCCATACTCGGCCAGAACTTCATCTTTGACCAGAAGTTCCTCCGGAAGTACCTCACCAAGGAAGCCTTCAGGACAATAGACCAGTACGGGAAAATCGAACTGATGAACCTTACACGAGCATACAACCTCATGACCATGCCCGAAATGGCAGCAAATCCCGGAAGAGACCTCGGGTCGCTATGCAAACGGCTCAATATCGCAAACGACGCCGCGCATACGGCGCTGTCCGACGCCAGGGCCACGTTCCAGGTGTATGTCGCAATGCTTCGGAACTTCCGCGCGGCCGGACATGCTCTGCAAGAAGTGAAACGACACGCCGGACCTCCGCTCGCCGACCTCGTGAAAGGATTATGATTATAGACCGCTTAGGTCGGTCATCATCATCGGGCCCGGAGCCTCTTCCTTCATCAGCTTGAAGAGGTCGTTCCAGCGGGTGGTCGCGTCGGTATAAATCAATGTACCGTTAATCTTACCGCCACCCGGTATAGCATAGTCGTCACGCTTCAGAATGTCGCCCAGTTGCTGCTGTGCGCGGGCCACTGCCATGTCGCGGAATATGACATTGTTGTAAAGTTCCGACTTCTTCGCCTTCGTATAGACACAAGCAATCGCATTCCTCGGGGTCTTCGGCGTAGGAAACACTCGAAGCAGGTGGTCAACCGGATGCAATTTGATGTTGTACTGTGTCCCAACATGTTTCTGGATGTCGGCCAGGTACCGTTGGGCACCGACCATCGTAACCAGGTCAAACTGCCCAAGACCACCCATTCCAGCACCGCCGACACCTATCAGCGACTCGCCAGGACCTACATCCCAAGCCATCATCGGGGAGAAGGTATTCCCATAGGACGGGATGAGTTCGACCACGTTCATTACATTTTCCGAGACGCGATATTCTATGACGCCCGGTTGCAAGCGGATGAGCATGTAGTCGACATACGCGGCCTCATCGAAGCAGTAACGGTAGAAATAGTCGGCCGTGTCGTTGATGGCCATGTAGACATGCCCAAGACCGTGGTGTTCCTCCACCACCATCTCTATTTCGTTGACCTGCCCGCCCATCCTGGACACGATATACCGTGCCATGTCGTCGGTCGTGATAAAGTGCACGTTCATGGGTTACCTCGTTTTATTCAGTTTATACCGGATTTTGCTATATTTATAAGCATGTCCATCATTGAACGCATGCGAATACCGGTATCCTCCTTCATCAGTACGATACTGGATACTTTCGCGAAAACCCACGAGCTAGCGGATAACGCCCAAGGAATGATGCAAATATCCGGGGTGGTCAGGGAACTGTTCTCCGACCTAAAGAGCGACGATATATTGGCATCCTTATATGTCGAATGCGTCCTGAAACGCCATCCCCCGAAACGCCGCCCGGTCATGCCGGCACAACTGGCGGAGTTGCTTGCAAGTCCCGTTCCGCAGAATCTGGTCAAAAAATACCAGATATCGCCGGACATGCTGGTCCGGTCATGGACCTACGCAAACCTTTCCGATAGTTCCATCCTGGACGGCGGGAACGTGGGGGCATCCCCGGACTGCGAACACCATAGCAGATGGAAGCAGCGACAGGAACAAAGCGCCAAGGAAGCAACCGAACGGGCGGCCGACGAGGTTGAAGCACACGATGCGTACCCAGAACAGTCCGTGGAGACCGATAAGTCTAATTTTGACCCAAAGGAACTGGAATCTCTTCTGGAGCTATAAACTCCATAATATGGAGCAAAAAGAGCTTACAGTTGACGACGTGTTCCGTAAATACGTGTTAGACCACACGAACAACGAACCGCTTACCGACATGATATGTCGTCTAAACACGTCGACCAAGAACCGTACAGTAGTGCCCGGGGAGCCGGAGCTCAATGACGATGAAATTTTCGCCGCCAACCTGTATGAACTGGTTCCTAGCGCGGACCTCGTGACCGAGCTCTGCCATATCCGGGACATGTTGTACGGGGATGGGTCGCGCGTATTGGACATCGACCCAACCTACAACGACGCCACCGTAGAAACCGAGGCCCGCCCTAAATGCGCCACAGTGGCATGGTTCCAAGCCGTCAAACCGCAAGGCAACCTGGCGGCCAACATGGCCGATATCCGCCGTGGGATGCACGACATGAAATTCAATCCGATGAAAGTATATAACGAGCAGCGCTACAACAACATGTCACTGCTCGACAAACTGGCAGTCACCCCGATAGAACCGTCACCGTACTACACGCGCTTCTAGTTTTTGCTATATTTGTTGTACCATACATAAGAGGTACAGCATGAACATGACATCCGAAGAACCGATTATCGAAAACACTCCCCCTGCGACAGAGGAGAATGCCAAAGACACCCCGGCGAAAATGAGCGGGCGAAACGTTTTCCGCATGATGCAAAAAATCAGCAAGATGCGCGAGAACCCCGACACGATGCGCCGGGTCGCCAACTTCCGCCGTGCCCAGGCCGAGTTCAACAACCTTATGTCCCTCAGCCCCGAGCAGCGTTCGCGCATCCTCTTCACCGGGCAGGTCTACCTCATGTCCCGCGGGAAGAACAAGAACAAGCGCGAAGTTCCCGAAGTAATCAAGGAAGCCGCCGTTGCCTAACGAATCCGACATTCCTTCCTGGCAGAGCCTTATCGGCGACAGGATGCGCGTATCCGACCACGACTGCCGTGTCGAAGACCCGGTAAGGCGCAACCGGGTACGCCGTTCCCGCCGTTGGCACAGGAACCATCCGAACTACGGAGCCGATTACTACGCCGAGCACAAGGAAAAGATGCTCGCGTCGTCAAAAGCGTGGAAACTAGCACACCCCGAAGCGGTACGTGCCTCCCGAAAGGCATGGAGAGATGCGAATCCCGAAAAAGTGAAGGAAAGCGCCCGGAAATCCCGCGAAAAACGGAAACAGCAAAAGCTTCTCAACGCCGCATGAAAATACCCGGTCACCACGACCGGGCATTTTTAGTTGTTGGTTATCAACCAAGTTTAATGACATGAAAATGGGCATAATTGCTGCAATTCTTCAGGCGTTACCCATCGAATCAACTCCACTGCAATTATAGGCGTACCTATTTGCTTATACCAACGCTTCACAGATTCTTCCGTGCCCGCGGTTGTTACTTTTTCAGTATACTTAACGCCACCTAACCCCTGAAATGTAAGTTTAAAATAGCCCACTTGTCTGTTTTCCATATGGCTATGTCCGTTCCGCAATACTCTTTTCCCATTGTTGTGATTCCCGGCGTTTCCGCTGCCAATAACTCATAACATGGAGCCAGAAATTAGCCTTCTTCCGTGCCATGTCCCTAAATTCACCATGATGAGCTACAGTGAGGGCTATGTATTCATTCGACTTCTTATCGGCAAACCGAATACGCGTTGTGCACAATCCTCGGAATACCTGGTAGAACAATTTGTCATTGGCACCAATTTCCGCCCAATAGTTATGAATCATTATTACTCCTCGCTTTCACACCTGTACTGAACCAACAATTTAGACAAAACACCGAAACCTACGACAGGAACGATGTTTTAATGCCTCGTTTTGGAAGAGCCGTTAGCCGGAGCTATTTCGCGAACCTGTTCCATATATTATTCTTTTCCGGAGTTCTTCTCTTTCTTCTTGCGAGGACCGAGCGCCTCCTGAATTAAGTCGATAGCCATGTCATTATACTTTTTCTCCAATTTTGAATTATAGCATCGTTCTACATACTTATCGAATGGAGCTATCAAAATCTCGGTAGTAGGCGTAGCTTCGTGACTGAACCTTGTGTCGCCACAGTAAGTACGAATAAGTGAAAGGATGTA